CCTGGCTGCCGCCCATGTCCACCACCTGGTTGTCGGGCAAGGCGTCGTAAGTCGAATCCATTTCGCGGCCGTCCTCGTACGTGAGCACGCTCACAGGCTTGCCGTTGCGGATCAGGGTCTCACGCTTCATCAGTTTCGCCCGCTGCTTCTCGGCGAGATCGTACTGAATCTTCGCCGCGTCGACGTCGACATTCATTAGGGCGTCGCCGCGCTGGCGGTAGTAGTTGACCAGATATTCGGGTGACGCTGCTGGTGGCAGGGTGCGTGATACCGACTGCGTTCCCTCGCCTGCCGATTGGCCTAGGCGGGGCAGGGAGCTGATCGGCTGAATTCCTGGTGGCGTGCCGACACCAGCGAGCGCACCGGCGATTCGCCCGGGCCGTGCCATCTCCGCCTCGCGCTGCTGATTCTCCAGCCCTACCTGCTGCATCTGCGCCTGGCGCAATGCGGTTTGCTGCTGCTGCGCCAGCGCGCCGTGGTAGCCCTGCATACCGGTGCCCAAGCCTTCGCCGAGCATCCCGACGAAGTTGCCACGACCGTTCATCATGGCGGCGCCGGCAGCCAGCAGGCCTTGCTTGGCTGCTGCGCGCTGGCTCTCGTCTTGCGGCAGGGCCAGCATGCCCTTCACTTGTTCCCACATGTTGACTCCTTAGAAACCGCGCTGACGACGGCGGGCGATCGCGGCCAGGACCGCATTGTTGTTGTTCGGCGCTCCGCCGCCCAGGATGCTGGCGATCGAGGGCGCTTCGCCCTGGAAGATCGGGCGCGGCGCCGGCGCGGCCATCGGCGGCGGATTGCCGCCCATCGCGTTGTTGACGGCGCCGAAGGTGCTTGCTGCCTTCAAGCCGGATTTGGCATAGCCGCCGGCTTGGGCCAGCATGCCCGGCGGTGGCGCGGCAGCTGCTGCAGCACTCGATTCGGCCAGCATCGCCGGCGTGCCGTAATCGAGCGCGGTGCCGGAAAGACTGCCCGCGAGTGGTCCGCCAGCGACAGGCGGGGTGACGAAGGCTGTTGCGCCTGGCGTCACGGCAGCAGCGCCTTCGGGCGCGAGCATGCCGATGCCGGTGCCGGCCGCGCCAGTCGTCTCGGCGCCCAAGATGCCAGTCACGCCAGCCGTCCCGGCGCCAGCACCCGTAGCAGCGCCTGCGCCAGCGGCTGCAGCGGTCCCGGCACCGGCAGTCCCGGCAGCTGCGCCTGCAGTACCTGCAGCCGCGCCGCTCGAGCCGAACAGCCCACCCAGGCCGCCAGTAGCAGCGCCCCCGGTTGCCGCCAACAGGCCCGCGCCAGCAGCGCCCGCCAGACCCAATTTCCACCAATCGTTCATCGTGTTCTCCTTGTTTTAGCCGAGCAGGCCGTAAAGGGCAGCAGCACCGCCGGCGGCCTGGCCCCATGGGTTGGCGCCCGGGCCGGTCTGGCTTACCGTCGAGCCGTTGCCGATAGCGCCACGAATCGAATTGCCGAGGACGTCCAGCTGCTTATACGGCGACTGCGCCTTCTCGTTGAAATAGTCCATCTGGTCGGACAGCTGCTGCTGGTCGGCTCCATACTGGAGCTCGCCCGCGCCCTGCAGCTGCGCTGCGTCGGTGTACGCCTGATTGCCGTATTGCAGGGCCAGCGGCAGGCCGGCCATCTGGTTCGCGCGCTCTGCCTGCCATGCCTGCTGATCACGGCCGAGGCCACTCTCAGCCAGGCCGGCGTTCGTCTGCCAGTTCTGCTGCTCGCGGCCCAGCGCGTTCTCAGCCAGGCCCGCGCTCTGGTTGTAGTTCTGCATGCGCATTGAGGTTGCCGAGTCCGCCAGGCTCTGCGCCAGGTTGCGCGAGTTGCTTTCCTGCGCCTGCTGCCAGGCCGAACCGCCAAACGCGCCAGCGCGCGCCATCGTGGCGTCGGTGGAGTTCACCGCGCCGGTGTAGTTGCGCGTGATGTCGCCGGCCGCCTTGTCGATCGAGGCCTGGAGGTAGGGGTTATCGCCCATGTAGGCGTTCTGCCCGGACGGCTGCGCGCCCATGTACTGGTTGGTGCCGGTGTCGCGGTTCAGGTATTGGCCGCCGAGCGTGCCCTGCAGCGCCTGGCTACCGGCGTTAATCTCGGGCGACCCGTTCAGCGCGCGGTTCTGCACCATACCCATGCCCTGCGTCTGGTAGCCGTTCAGGCCTGCCGAGCGCTGGCCCGAGTAGACTGGCATTTCCTTCTGCGACAGTGCGCTGCCGCGCGCCAGCAACTGCTGGGACGATGCTCGCGCCCACTCGGGCAGCTCGGTGGTGGTCGTGGTCTTATCTGGTGCGCTTCCGCCTCCGCTCATGGCAGGCTCCTATAGGTTGAGTTCATAGCTGACTTGTTTCCGGGAAAATCCCAGTCGATGGGCAGCACACTCCCATTCAGGGCGTGCCGAAGAAAAGCCGATGCTGGCAGCGCCTGCATTACGCGCAACTGCGCGAATGTGTGGCAAGAAGTGGCGCAGGGCCGGTTTGGAAGTGGCCGAGTGCGCGCACCAGACGTCCATCCTGGTGCTGTGTGCGGTGGCGACAAGACGCAGCACCACGAAGCCCAGGTACTCGCCGGCGTCGCCGCTGCCGATGTAGAGCACGGCATGGCCCTGGCGCAGCGCCATGTAGACGTCTTCCGGCAACCAGTCGTCGGTGGTGGCCTTCTTGACCTCGAGAAGGCCGGCGCGCACGCGCTCCCATTCGGCAGCCAGGTGCTTCGGTTCGATCACGCGCAGCATGTCAGTTCCCGGTCAAGAAGCGTTTTTGGACGAAGGTGAGCGGCGCCGCGATGCACAGCCATCCATCCACCACGTAGCGGGCGCCAGCCGGTCCCAGCTCCGTCGGCGCGCTGTTGCGCACGAAGTCGCCCGGGGCGTACGTGCCAGTTGCCGGCGGCGCCGTCGCGGCGTTGGTGCAAGCGCTGATCCGCGCCTCGGACACCGCGTTCAGCTGGTTCACGATGTCGCGGACCAGCTCATACAGCCGGGTCCTCCAGCTTGGGATGTCGCCACCCTGCGGGAGGCGCGCGTCGTTGGAAAGTCTCATTCGTATCCGTCCGGTGTGAGAGCCGGCGTATAGCCGACCAGTTCGAAATCGCCCTGCAGGTCAATGCGCACGCGGTGGTAGCGCCCCGATGCCAGCGGGTCATAGTGGCTCCCACCCAGGGCGACGCTGCCGCGGCTCTCCAGCGCATCGCCGTCGAAATTGCGCGTGTAGTGCGTCAGGCTCGACGCGGTCGGGCGCGCGGTGAAGCGCGGCGTCAGGCGGCCCAGCGTCGTGAACTGCTCGTCGTCGCCGAAGTCGCCGGTGGTCAGCGAGGCGGCGCCGGTCGGTCCGCTAAGGATCTTGATCTTGTGATCGAGCCCGACCACGCCCATCGACGAGCTGCTGGTGTCCAGCGCCGGCGAGTCGAATGGCAGGTCCGGCAGGGTCTCGAACGTCAGCGCCGCATCGGCCGGCCAGCTGTCGTAGTTCTGTTCGGCGCCCTGGTACTGCAGCACGGTCTCGATCGGCAGCGTGACCTTGCCCCAGCGGTCCATGCTCAGGTTGTAGACCAGCGCGTTGGTAAGCGCACCGCCCGAGCCTGGGGTCGGGTAGAACCACCAGCACAGGTTCTTCGCCTGGTCGAAGTGGCTGCGGATCCGGTAGCGGTAGGTGGCGTCGCAGTTCGCGAAGAACCACTCCTTCACCGGCGCGCCGATTGGCCGTGGCCGCGAACCGTCGAACAGGTAGATGTCGCTTGTACCGATGAACAGGTGCGCGGTGCCGGTGTCGATCACCGATTCAGCGCTGATCGCGCCAACGTTCGAGGCGATCAGATCCCACTGCCAGATCACCGGCGGGCCGACGTAGCGCCCGAGGTACATCGACTTCTCCTTGTACGCGACAACGTCGTTGCCCTGACGCTGCGCCGCGCGGATGTCGCCGGGCGTGTTCAGCAGGTAGCCGAATGCAGCCTGGTTGCTGCTGGCCGGCGTCCAGGTCAGGTGGTCGTACAGGTGCGAGCACGCCCAAGCGTCCGGCCGATCACCGCCGACATAGGTGGCATTCAGCGCGAACGCCAGGACGAAACCGGATGCGGTCACGATGATGCGGGCGCGCGGCGACTGCGGGATGTCGGCGAACGCCGTACCGGTGCCGGTCGACACTTGGATGAGCTCGGTTTCGTTGCACGCCAGCGAGGCATTGCCGAACTGCGCGAACCTCCAGCGGTTTTCAACGCTGCCGGTGTAGCCGCCGGCGCGCGACTGGTTCACGAAACTGACGCCGGACAGCTCATACAGCGTGGTGCGCGTGCCGGCAAACACGCGATTGAGCCGGTCAAGGCGCGTCAGCACGGCGCCGCCACGGCATTCGGCAGGAAGTGCAGCCAGGCCGACATCGAGCGGCGTTGGCGCGCCGGCCATGCCGCGCAGGGTTGGAATCAGGTTCGTGCACTCGGTCAGCACTCCCGGTGTGGTGCTGTCGGCGTCTGGCGCGAAGCCGGTGAGCGGGATCATCGCGCACTCCCCATGGTGAGGGTCGAACCGCTGTGGCGCTCGGCCTGGTCTGCGGCGATCAGCGCGTTGGCGGCGGCCGCGAACATGCGCGCGGCTGTCGGGATGCGCGCGTCGTCCTTCAGGTGCGCATAGGCCTCGATCAGGGCCGAGTAGAGGTAGAGATTCGGCGCCGTTTCCAGCAGCCAGTTCGTATCCGCGTCGGCCGCCAGCGCCGGGAAGCGTCGGTAGTAGGACAGTGCGAACGTCGCCGGCGTGCCGCCCTCGATGGCGATGCCGCCGTCCTGGTGCGTGAAGTACCGGGCAAAGCCGGTCGGCGCCAGGTTGGCGAAGCGCTCCGGCGTCACGTACTCGAGCGAGCGCGGGCCGGCGCCGTCGTTCACGGTCAACCGCTCGACAGCCAGGAAGCGCGCCGGCAGCACGGCCAGGGCCGAAGTCTCGCGCGCCAGCATCGCGCGCACGCGCAGCGGGTCGACCTGCACCTCGATATCCTTGAAACCGTTGTACAGCCGCGCCTC